TTGTTCGCTCAGGTTTGGTCAGAGAATACATTGTCGCAAAAATGGAAGCAGGTTTGTAATGTTTAATCATGTTGATATTAGTCTTCCTCAACTTGAGAGGGAGACTATTGATGGGGTAAGATACTATTCCGTTCCTGATGAAGAAGAACTTCTCCGACTGGTCTCTATCACTTCGATTACCAGCCATTTTAATAAGGAAATCTTTGTTAAATGGCGTAAAAAAGTTGGTAATGAAGAAGCAGATCGTATCACCAAACGTGCCACAAGACGTGGTACTGATATGCATACTCTTGTGGAGCACTTCATGAAAAATGAAGAACTTCCTAACGTTCCACCTATTTCAGATTTTTTGTTTAAGATTTCTAAGCATAAATTAAGGAATATAAATAATATACACGCCCTTGAAGGGTCTTTGTATAGTAAGCAATTAGGAATTGCCGGCACGGTAGATTGTATCGCTGAGTATGACGGTGAGTTAGCGATAATCGACTTTAAGACATCTGCAAAACCAAAACCACGAGAGTGGATTGATCACTATTTCGTACAGTGTATGGCATATGGATGTATGCTATATGAACTGACAGGAATTTCCGTCAAAAAACTTGTAATTATCATGGCATGTGAAAATGGAGAATGCGTCGTCTATGAAGAACGAGACAAATCAAAGTACATCAAACTTCTCGGCAAATACATTAGAAAATTTGTTGGAGATAAACTGGAACTCTATGGAAACAAATAAAGAACTGGAACAAGCATTAGAGAGTAAATTTCTAACGCCATCTAAGTTTTCTATGGAAATAGAAAATATAGTGGCAAACGAAGGCATGAATTACATTGATGCCATCTGCCACTATTGTGATGTCAACAATATTGAAGTAGACTCAGTAACAAAATTGATTTCAAAACCTCTTAAAGAAAGATTGAAGTATGATGCTATCAGTCTAAACTTTATGAAGAAAACTTCAAGAGCAAAACTACCTTTATGAAGAACAAGATTGACACACAGGGAATGAGTATACCTTCAAAGTATACTTCTACAGCAAAGTCTCCTAATGATTATCCTCCTATGCCTGTAAATAAGAGGACTATTATTACACCTGAAGAGAGGAAGGAACTGAAAGATCTTATTAATGAAGTGCTTGATGAGAGAGAACGTCGTGAGTCCCTTTGAAACCTATCAACATTATTTGTCACTCAAAAATCATTTCACAAATCCAAAATACGACTTCTTTAAGTATGGGGCAAAGACCCGTGCTTCGATGGCATCCTTCAATAAAAGGAGGGATAAGTATTGGTTCGAGAAAACTTCCCGTAAGTATTCGGACAAGGAAGTTGTAGATTTTTTAGTATCTAATTTTGTTTCCACTGATAACCCACAAAACCTATGGATTGGAGAAATTATCAATTCTGGCGAAAGAAAATACGCCGATTGGATGAAAAGACAACAGAGTTTGACTTACTTGTTCAAAGAGCAAAGCAACGAATTGTTATCTCAGAACGAATTAGAGAATCTATTCGACTGTTCGAAAGGGCACCCCAAAATTCTCAAAAGATTTCTAAGCGGGAGTATTTCTCTAGAAACCTTAGCAATCTACGAAATCATATTCCATTTCTCAAAAAATTTCGATAAGAAGTTGAATGATCCGGTGTGGGAATCCGTAAGTTTGAAAATTAAAAAATATATTCCCTTTCTAAATATTGATGTGTTCAACCATAAGAAAATTCTGAAGGAGATTATTAGTAATGACTCTTGAAAATAATGATGTTCTTGAAAATTTAAAAGAACAACTCACCAAAATTAATGCAGATTTGACTACTCTCACTAATACTCGTTATAAACTAATGGGTGCTATTGAAGTGCTAGAACAAATTGAATCTAGTAAAGTTGAGGTAGAACCAACTGAAGAAACCATTGAAGAAAACACAGAGGAAGGAGAAGAATAGTATGAGTTTTTTTGACTCTGAAATTGTTCGGGAAGAACTAGAAGTTATCAATCAATTGCAAAATGATATCTTCCAAGAACTTTCTACTTTCCCTACACTAAATGTCGAAGAAAGGAATGAACACATTGAAAAAATGACTCAGTTGTTAGAAAAACAACAACTCATGTATACACGAGTATCTCTTTCGAATGATCCACAAGCGATCAAAATGAAAGAAGAGTTGCAAAGGTCACTGATCTTGATGGGATTCCCTCCCAACACTAATGTCAATACATTTTTTGAGACCATGACCCAAACGATTAAAAACTTGAAATTGCATGTTGACTAACAACTCAATCCTTGCTATACTATCCAAGTAAATCCAACGAATCCAAATTAATCCGAGGTAATCCAAATGTCTTTCGCAGACCTTAAGAAGCAATCTAAGCTTGGTTCTTTGACCGCCAAACTGGTCAAAGAAGTCGAAAAAATGAATAATACTGGCGGTTCAGGAGATGACCGTATCTGGAAACTGGAGTGTGATAAAGGCGGCAATGGTTATGCCGTTATCCGTTTCCTTCCTGCTCCCAACGGCGAGGATCTGCCGTTCGTGAAACTCTATTCCCATGCCTTCCAAGGTCCTGGTGGATGGTACATTGAGAACTCTCTCACCACTCTCAATCAGAAAGATCCTGTCTCCGAATATAACACCTCTCTGTGGAACAATGGCACAGATGCAGGTAAGGAGACCGCACGTAAGCAGAAGCGTAAACTGACATATGTGGCAAACATCTATGTCGTGAAAGACCCTGCTAATCCAGACAATGAGGGCAAAGTTATGCTCTACAAGTTTGGTAAGAAGATCTTTGACAAACTCACTGCTGCAATGCAACCTGAGTTTGAAGATGAGGAAGCAATCGATCCGTTTGACTTCTGGCAGGGTGCTAACTTCAAGTTGAAGGCAAAGAACGTTGCCGGTTATCGTAACTATGACTCTTCGGAGTTTGCACGCCAGGATGCTCTCCTGGAAGACGATGACGCAATGGAAGCAATCTGGAAGAAAGAGTATTCTCTTGCAGAACTCGTTGCTCCTGATCAGTTCAAGACTTATGATGAACTGAAAAAGCGTCTTGATTATGTTCTAGGCAACACTACGACTCGTCGTGCTGTTGATGAAGAACTGGAGGACGAGAGTGAAGGTCGCGGTTCTACGAAGGATCTTAATGAGGATCTTCGCACCGAACTCAACAATCTTCAACCACGTAGTGCTGCGGCACCAGTAGAAGATGACGATGATACTCTATCGTACTTTGCTAAACTAGCAGAATAATAAAAGGGGGGTCGTAAGACCCCCTTTTTTATATTATTGTATTTCTAGTATTTTCGGTTTGAATAAGACTTTCACTAACGTATTGAGATGATTTGGAATAAATCATTTCTTGACGCATATCATTTAAAAATTGTTGTAAATATCCTACTTTGAGTAAGTAAATTGATCTTTTGGCATCATTCTTTCTGACTTCATATTCATAATTACTTATACCATTAACTGGAGAAATTGTTGTAGTATAATCATTGGGATCTGGAATACTAAAAGTGGAATCAACGACTTTACCTTTGGGTAAAATCAATCTACCACTCGAATCTTTGACTTCTCTAGTTTCATAAAAACGCACTTCATTTAATTGATCACCATAAATTTCAAGTGAATAATTATAAATCTGCCTATCCGAGATCGGCCATTCATCTCTGACATTAATAATACCGGCAGTCATTAGAACAACCCAATCAAGTTCTGCATCACCATATATTTCTTCTGCAACAGTGTCAGGTCTTGCACCTTCTACAATTTCATACTTATTGAAGATGGTAAAAACATTTTGCAAGTCATCACGAAGTTTGCATCTTCTAAAAAGATTTTTAACTAGCAAATACTTTTGTGATGAATTGCTATCAGACAAAAATGACTGATAAGCAAGATTTGGTAATTCTCTGAAATATCCCATTTTAGTATCCTACTCCTCCGAGTCCCGTGTTTGTTTCTATACCATCTTCACCCTGGTTACTCTCATAATCAATATCATAAATCGGTGCGATTTCTTTGAATTGTAGGGTCATAGTCATTGAGACTGGTGTGCCATCATTATATGTTGAATATACCCCCTCACCCGTATAGTTCACTGCTATATTTTGTAAAAAGCATTGTTTAAATCTATTTAAAAACGGATGCTCCCCCGTGCCTTTCCTATATCTCAACTCAAAAACATTTGGTGTCGATAAAAATAATCTTGATCCTCCTGCTTTAGCAGCCATTCCTTTCTTAAAAAATCTAATTATATTTTTAATTTCATTACTCTCTTCCGGACTTCTTGGAGTCATCTTAAATGAAAAAGCAAAGTTTCTGAGTGATGGTCCATTGAAAAGCAACTCCATATTTGGATTGAAGATTTGACCACTTTCTCTTGCTTGAATTTGATCTATGGTTACATTACCACCAAAAAGATTAAGTGCTGATCCTGCCAATTGTTTTGTAAGAAGACCTATTGCAGTTTCCGCAGTTAAACCTGATGCGTCTAATGCACCCTTGCCTGAGACTTTTAATTGCTCGATTGCCCCTTTAAAGTCATTCTTTCCTAGAAAAGTACCTATTTTTTCCATAACGTCCATACCGAGTCCCAGACCAGCACCAACCAAGGTATTCATAGTGTCATCACTATAATTAACTGTGTTTCCGTCTTGTATATTTGACGGCACTGGGAGTAAAACAGTTCCTAAAGGTTCTTTATTCGTATTTCTTCGAAATCCTTCTTGAGCGTCTCTAGTATAACTTTGGAAGGTAGTAATTTTAGTTCCGGTTTCAACTTGATATTCTTCTGTTATTGTGGGTGTATCTTCACCAGGTGGTCCAATGAACGTTGGATCTGGAACTTCTCTAGTTTTAGTTTCCGTTAGTGCTCTCGTTCCTTCTCCTCGCGCTATAGGAACATAGTCCATCATATCAATCTGTAGATAATCAGTACCATCCACAAACATTGTGTATGGATATCGAAGAATATTTAAACCATTAAATTTCTTTCTTTTACGATTACTTACAGCGGTCATTACATAACTACTTTCGTTTCCATATTTATTTAGTCACCAATTTGGCATAGTTTATATTTTTTAGATCATCAAACTCATCAATATCAACAATATAGAGTTGTCCTGCTAATTCAGACCATGTATATGCTCTAGATTGTCCCCAATGAAAATTAATACCAACAAATCCCCACTGATAAACTCCGGTGCAGGCAACTAGTGGATGTTGATCATATGTAATGTTAGGAGTCTTGGCATTATAGACAAAAGTATAATACCCACCAACATCGGGGACGGGTGTAACTGTTCCATTAAGAGCACTCATGATTTCCATCATCTGCTCTTCAGGATCAGTCATATTAATAATATCGTCTTTAATTCTTTCGATACGATTCATCTGATTCCCAACTCATCCTCCGTAAGAATTTTAAACTCCCATTGCCTATCTTCACAAAACTCTTTTGCTGCTTTCCATTTTGCTTGATTCTTGGCATATTCACAGACTTCATAAACA